TGAAATACGTGATGAGCTTGGCTTAGAGCCTTTAGGCAATGAAGATACTGTTGAAGATGATGTAAAACTAGCTAAAGTAGGTAGCATGGTTACAGATGGTGTTGAACTACCTTTATTTGATACTATTGAAGAAGCAGAGGCAGAGGCTAAAAAAATAGGCTGTTCTGGTTATCACACGCACACACAGGATGGAAAAGAATATTATATGCCATGTGAATCACATAAGCAAATTAAAGAAAACTTAACTAAATGTAATTGCAGTTCAAATAAAACAGAATTGCAAAAATGGATAGAAGAGTTTGGTGAAGATATGCCAAGTGATTGGGAATTAGTAGATGAAGAGGTTGTTGATGGAGAGCATACAGACTTTGACTTTGAAGATGAGCTTAATAGATTAGCAGAAGAAAAAATTGAACTAGCAGAAGCTGTAACTGCTACACCCAATAAAAGAAGTTCTCAAGATGGTGCTAACAGGTCAAGAAGTTTTTATTATAAAGTAAGATATGTTTATGCTACTGATAATTTCTTAGTAAACAAGTCAGGAACTAGCAGGGACTTTTGCAAAGACATGGTCGCTGCAAACAAGCTATACACTAAAGAGGATTTGGTAAATGCAGATAGTCAAATACTTAACAAAGGTTTTGGTCACGATGGTGAAGCATACAATATTTTTCTCTATAAAGGCGGACCGCAATGCAGACATTTTTTCCTCAGAAGGATTTTCAAAACTTCATTAAGAAATGCAAAGCAACCAATTGAAGATAGTCAACTTATAGGCTATACAAAAGCAAAATCAGAAGGATTTACAGCTGAAAGAAATGATAAGCTAGTAGCAATAGCACCACAACGAATGGAAAATAACGGATATTATAATTAACTATGTCATACGTACTCTTTATATCTCAACAGAAACTCGCTGAATCAACAGCAATAAACCTAAATGTCGATACGGAATTACTATTACCTTATGTAAGACAGGCACAAAAACTATATGTTGAACCTAAGCTAGGAACAAAATTAACTCAAAAAATAAAAGATTTAATTACAGGTGGAACTATTAATGATGTTGCTAATGCAGCATACAAGACTTTACTAGAAGACTACATTGGCGATATGCTGCCTAATTGGGCGTTTTATCATGCTGTTCCGTTCTTGCGTTTTAAGATAGAAAATGGCAATATTTTTTCTAAAACGTCTGAAACTGGAACTTCCCTTTCTACTGAAGAAGCACAGCACCTTAGAGAAGAAATAAGAAACACTTCTGAATACTATACAGAACGAATGATTGAGTATGTAACAAATAACTTATCTGACTTTCCTGAGTATTCAACAAATAGTGGCGCTGACGTTACGCCAGACCGTAATGCCTTTTACAATGGAATGAACCTTGAAAGACCAAGTAAGCAAGGAACTGAAATTACATTAAGAAATTTTTTAACTCCTGACTTAACATAATGAAGAAACACTACAAACCAAAAACAATTAATATAACAAAGCTAAAATCCTACTTGGATAAAAAGCCAAATACAAAAAACAATGACAGACCTAAAAGACACAGTACAAGTAGGACTAGCTAATGGCTCAGCAATTGGTTTCAGTATTACTGATTGCAATGAATATCTTACCCTTATTTCGCTTGTTTTAGCGATAAGTTTCACTATTTATAAATTCGTAAAATTTAAGAAATGAAAAAACTAATATGCAATCTTATATATAAATTAACAGGGCAAACATATTGCCTAAAGTGGTGTGGTAATTGTGAATTTAAAGGGTGCAAATGAAAAAGACTAAGTTAAATAGCACTAACCCAAAGTATAACAAAAACAAAGATAATGTGGTTAAAATGCGTCATGAATTTGTTAAAGAAGTTAAAGGCTGCAAAATCTATAAAACCTACTATCTCTAAGCCTAACAACATAAACCTTTTAATCATTCGTGATACCTTTACTGATAAGTCTACTATCGGTGAGCTGTTTGTTAATGGAGAAAGGTTTTGCGATACTTTAGAGTTACCATATAGAGATAATCAAAGAAGCGTATCTTGTATTCCAATAGGTGAGTATAAGGTAAGATTAAGATACCCAAGAGAAAGTGCAACAAGAAATTATTTGCACTTATTAGTTCAAGATGTAAAAGACCGCTCATACGTACTATTTCACAGAGGCAATACAGCTAAAGACACTAGGGGATGTATCCTTGTTGGACAAGGTAGTCAACAAGATATTGTTTACAATTCTACTTTAGCAATGGATTTACTTATGAAAGAAATTATAAATTTGGGAGGCACAAATATTAATTTAATAATCAAAAATAAATAATTATGAAAACGTGGTTAATCACAACAATCTTAAAGTCAAAGAAATTTTGGTACGCAGTAGGTTCTATTGTCATTCCTGCAATCGTTCAATTGCTTGGCGTTTCTCCTGAAACTGCACAAGAAATCTTTTATGCTGCTTTAACACTAGTCTTAGGGCAAGGAATCGCAGATGCTTCAAAGAGATAATAGGTACAGGCTAAAACCACACGAAATTGTGGCATTAGAAAAAATGAGGGAAACCGAAGCTAGGAATGTCCTAGTTATCGGTGACCTTCATGAACCATTCTGCCTTGAAGGCTACTTAGATTGGTGCTTAGAACAATATGAAGCATTTAATTGCACACAGACCATCTTTATAGGCGATATAATCGATAATCATTACAGTAGCTACCACGAAACTTCGGCAGACGGAATGGGTGGCTTAGAAGAGCTAGATTTAGCTATAAGCAAAATATCTAAATGGTATGATGCTTTTGACGATATTGGTACTAAAGTTATTATTGGCAACCACGACCGAATTATAATGCGTAAGGCTCAGACTTCAGCAATACCTTCTAAGTGGATTAAATCTTATAAAGAAGTATTAGGAACTCCTAATTGGGATTTTGTAGAAAGATTTGAGCAAGATGGTGTGCAATATATACACGGAGAAGGTGGTACTGCTAGAACTAAATGTCGTGCTGACATGATGAATACGGTACAAGGACATCTACATACTCAATGCTATACAGAACATTACGTTGGAAAAAAGTTTAGAGTCTTTGGAACTCAAGTCGGCTGTGGGATTAATCATAAATCGTATGCTATGGCATATGCCAAATATGGAAAAAGACCAGCAGTTGGTTGTGCTGTAATACTAAACAACGGTAAAACTCCTTTAAATTTATTAATGCCATTATAATGAAAGAAGAGATTAATTGGCAGGTTTTCACACTTTATTCCCTACTTATCTTACTTATTTTGCTATTAAGTTTATAAAAATCTTATCTAGCAAAACCCTTCTTAACACTTAAATTGTTAATAACTTTGTAAGCAAATATGTTTACAATTAATATTTCTTTTTACTTTTGTACCATATTAATCAATAAAAAAAATAAAATGTACTCAAACTACAAAATGAAAGAAGCTACAAACAAAGAAGAAGCTGTAATATCTATTTTAGATGTATTAGATGAAAACCCTGTATGGCTTAACAAAGTAAATGATGGTCTTTTTTTGTTATTAAACAATATAGAAGTAGAGCATAGAGAGTTTTTATTAAACAAATCAATAGATGAGCAAGTAATTGATTTATTTGTAAAACTTAAAAAGGAATACTATAACTTTAAAGATAATGCAAAATGGGACTAATATGTGAATCTTTTTACTTCTATAATAACGGAGTATACAAAACAATTGAAAACTACTCACCTGAAGGATGGTTTACAGACCTTAAAAGAGTAGAGCCTAGTATTAAAATATTTGGTACTAGAGAGCAAATAGACAAAGCATTAGATGATTATATTAAATTAACAGGACTTAATTTAGATGAAGTATATGATTATGAAGATGAAGAAATGTTAAAAGTCTATAAAGAAAAGTATGATAAAATGAATAATAACAAAGCATTAATAACAACAATATGAAAGAAGAAACTAGATTACTAAAAATAATAGAAAAACAAAGAAAAGAAATTCAAATGTATCAAGACAACCTTGATGTTGATAGAATAAGTAAAGCAATGGCAAATATAAATACTTTCCAATGTTGTGAAGGTAAATTGTATTTAGCAGGAATAGATGAATATGGAAAAGACTTTCAAGTCTGTTTTGATGCTTATGATTTTCTTAATTGGATAGACACAGAACAAATAGAATATATAAAAGAACAATTGATTAAACACATAAAAACAAAATGAAAAAAGAAATTAATAAATATGAGTTTGAAAGTTATTTTGCAGAATACAGACCAAATAACTTTACTCCACATGGCAGAATAGCATTATTTGAAATGCTAAATAATTATGAGGAAGATACAGGTGAAGAAATAGAGTTTGACCCTATTGCATTCTGTTGTGAATATACAGAATATGAGGATATGGAAGAATTTTGGCTTGACTATGACAGACAAGAATATCCTGATGAACAGTCAATTATGGATGCTACATTTTATTGGGCTTTTGGCAATAGTTCTTTTATAATACGAAATATTTAAATAAAATTTGTTATTTTTAACAAAATTATTAACTAAAAAAAGTAAAATGAAAACAGAAAAAATCAAAGAAAAATACAATCATTATGGTTTAACACCTGATGACGTGTTCAAGCACCAGCATTACGTTATCATAACACGTTCTGGTATTGACAAGATACAAGCAATTGAAAACATAATTATTGACTATGAGGTTATAAATTGTGAAAGAGATTTTTGTGTAGTCAAAGCCAATGCAACTATGATGGCACAAGGGTCAAGTCAACCAACAATACAAACTTTTGGTTCAGCTTTAAAAGGTGGCTTTAAAGATGGGAATTGTAATACTTGGTATGTAATGGAAATGGCAGAAAAAAGGGCTATGAGTAGGGCTGTTTTAAAACTTACTGGCTTTTATGAGTTAGGTGTATTTGGTGAAGATGAATCAGAAGAATTTAAAAAGAAATAACATAGGTTGTGAAAGGGTTAGGTATCAAACATTTAATAATTAGCTGTTATACTTTGTGGCTTACCAACTCCTTTTCACTTCCTTTTTTTAATAACTAAATAAAATAATATGAAAACAAATATGCCAAAAAATAGCATTAACACACCTTTAGAAAAAAATGAAAAAAT